ACGTGGACGGGTTGTTGCGAGGGGATTACAAGAGCCGTATGGAGGGCTATGCCATCGGGCGACAGAACGGATGGCTCTCGGCGAACGACATCCGCAGTCTTGAGGACATGAATCCGATTGAATCTACCGAGGGCGGTGATTTGTACCTCATCAACGGGAATATGACAAAACTGAGGGACGCAGGACTCTTTGCAGGTAGGCAACAGGAGGAAGAAAGCAATGAAGCGTAAATTTTGGAACTGGGTGCGGAACGAGGGAGAGAAGCGAATCTTGCTTCTGGACGGTGAAATCTCAGACGAGACGTGGTGGGGCGATGAGATCACTCCCCAGATGTTCCGCTCTGAGCTGAACGCAGCTGAGGGAGATATTGACCTCTGGATCAATTCACCGGGCGGAGACTGCTATGCAGCGGCGCAGATCTACAATATGCTCATGGAGTATAAGGGGAATGTCGCCGTCAAGATTGACGGGATTGCCGCTTCTGCTGCATCCGTCGTTGCAATGGCAGGATCAACCGTTGAGATTTCACCCTTGGGGATGTTGATGATCCACAACCCGATGACTGTTTCCATCGGAGATACGCACGAGATGGAGCGGACAATCACCTTCCTTGCCGAAATCAAAGAGAGCATCATCAATGCTTATGAGATCAAGACGGGGCTGTCCCGTGCGAAGATCTCACGGTTAATGGATGCCGAGACGTGGATGAATGCAAAGCAAGCCGTGGAGCTTGGATTTGCGGATTCCGTTCTCTATGAGAATAGGGAACATCTTACAGGCGAGGCGGCAGACGGGCTGATCTTCTCCCGTGCCGCCGTCACGAACTCTCTGCTCTCGAAATTCGGGCAGGGGACACACAATGTCGATACAGAGCCTCTGAAAAGACGGCTCTTTTCTATTTCACATTAACGGAGGGACAAACACATGGATAAGATCATGGCAATGCGCGAGAAGCGTGCAGAAATGTGGGAACAGGCAAAGCAGTTTCTGGATTCTCACGAAAAGGACGGGCATCTCACAGCCGAAGATGCCAAAGTGTACGAGCAGATGGAGAATGAGGTGCTTGCACTCGGCAAGGATATCGAGCGCATGGAGCGTCAGGCGATTCTCGACGCGCAGCTCGCAAAGCCCGTGACGCCAGCGATTACCAATATGCCGGGGGCTGCGCTCAATGCAGAAAAGACAGGACGTGCAAGTGAAGGCTATCGCTCGGCAATGCTCAAAGCACTGCGTACGAACTTCCGGCAGGTGGAGAACGTCCTGCAGGAAGGCGTGGATGCAAACGGCGGCTATCTCGTACCCGAGGAATACGATCAGCGTCTGATCGATGTTCTGAACGAAGAGAACGTCCTGCGTCCGCTTGCGACGGTAATCACCACGAGCGGTGAGCACAAGATCAACATCGCTGCCACCAAACCTGCAGCATCGTGGATTGAGGAAGGCGCACCTCTTACCTTTGGGGACGCGACCTTCGACCAGATCGTCCTCGACGCGCACAAGCTGCACGTTGCGGTCAAGGTGACGGAGGAACTTCTCTATGACAACGCCTTCAACCTTGAGAACTACCTCATCGAGCAGTTCGGCAAGGCACTCGGCAACGCAGAGGAGGACGCATTCCTGAGTGGCGATGGGACGCACAAGCCCAAGGGTCTTCTCGTGTTGGCAAAGACATCCGTCACCACGGCAGGTGCCGACATCAAGGCGGACGAACTCGTGACACTCGTCTACAGCCTCAAGCGTCCCTACCGCAAGAATGCGGCGTTCATCGTCAACGACCAGACGCTTGCAAGCATCCGAAAGCTCAAGGATGCGAATGGCGCATACTTCTGGCAGCCGTCCTACCAGATGGGCGAACCCGACCGTCTGCTCGGCTATCCCGTGTACTCTTCGGCATATATGCCTGCTGTCGAGGCGGGCAAGACCGTCATTGCATTCGGCGATTACTCCTACTACAACATCGGCGACCGTGGGACACGTTCCCTGCAGGAACTGAAGGAGCTGTTCGCAGGCAACGGCATGGTCGGCTACGTCATGAAGGAGCGTGTGGACGGCAAGCTCGTTCTTGAGGAAGCGGTGCAGACACTCAAGATGAAGGGCTGATTTATGTTTTGCGGCAAAGAGGGGAGGTGGTTCTATGCTTGTGCCGCTTGCAGCAGTGAAACAATATCTGCGAATTGACGGGGATGAGGAGGATGACCTTCTCACGCACTTTACGGAAACGGCAGAACAAATCTGTACAGCGTTACTGCGCGTGAAGAAGCTGTCCAAGGTCGAAGATCAGGCGATTGTGCGCGTTGCAATTCTCTATGCCGTGTCCTATCTCTACGAACACCGAGAGGAAGCGGATCACAGAGGGCTTGCGCTGACGCTGCGCTCGCTCCTCTTTGGTGTGCGGAAGGAGGTCTTTTAGATGAAGGTGTCTATGAGCGAACTGCGTCACCGAATTTCTATCCTGCGCCCCGTGACGGATACGGATGATGAGGGAAATATCCTCTCCTCATCTGCGCAGGAGATTTCAAAGGCGTGGGCGCTCGTTCTTCCGTTTGCGGCGAAAATCTCCGACGGTTATGCGGAGAAGGTGCAGGAGGTGGATTACCGCATCGTCATTCGTTACCGTGCGGATGTACGAGTGACGGATCGTATTCGTTGGGGTGACAAAACGCTCACACCCATTGCGCCGCCCTATCCGCTCGGCGGCAAGAAGCAATGGCTTGTCATGGAATGCAGGGAGTTGGTGGAAGATGGCTAGATACCGAGGATTCGTCTCTGCCGAAAAGATTCTCTCGGAACTCGGCACAGAGGCGACGGCTGCGGCAAAGGAAGCACTCGCCGCCGGCGCGGACGATGTGGTCGCGGAGGCAAAGAACCGCTGTCCCGTCTATACGGGGACAGATAAGCGCGTGGTAAAGGGCGCACTGCGCGGCTCCATCCATAGGCGACTGCGACGAAAGGACGGCTCCGTTTGGAGGATCGCAGCAGATGCAGAATCGCAGGATGGCGTTCCCTACGGTGTGCTTGTCGAGTTCAGCCCGCGCATCAACAAGCCGTTTCTCTATCCCGCGCTCGACGCCAAGAAGGACGGGATCCGTTCTGCTATCGTCGATGCCGTAAGGTCTGCCATTCGGAGGAGAGGGAAATGACTACGGCACGGATGGTGTATCAGGCACTTGTACGCTCAAAGGAGCTGACGCAGCTTCTCGCACATGGGAGAAAGGGCATCTACCACGGGCGCAGTCCCGATGCGGGAACGTATCCGGTCATTGTCTATTCCGTGATCTCGGATGTGCCCGTGCTTTCGGCAGACGGCGCGGAACTGGAACGGCGTGTGACAGTGCGTATCCACATTCTGACGAAGGACGGACGGTTTCGGGAAATCCATAAAGCCGTAAAAAGTGTGCTCCTGCCGCTCGGCTTTGTACGGGCGCAGACGCAGGAGTTCTTTGAGAAGGATATTTTCGTTGAGATTACAGATTACAGAACAGCAGTGGAGGGAGAATAAAATGCCAAGTCCAACACCAATAGCAAAGCCCGCCGCGAATCTTACGAGCGGGCAGTTCATCAACATCCAGAAGTTACATATCGCTAAGATGCTCACCGATGTGGCAGGAGGGGCGGCGACCTACGAAGCTCCGATTCCGCTCGGAAAACTTCTGCGCAAGGTGGACATCAAGCCGCAGACAAATCAAGCGGAGCTTTTCGCCGACGGTCAGTCCGTGGATACGGCGTCGAATACTGCGTCCTACGATCTGACCTTTGACACTGCCGCGCTTCCTCTGGAATACACTGCTTACCTTCTGGGGCACGCCATCGAGAACGGTGTGATGAAGGCGGGCAAGGACGATGTCGCTCCGTACTTCGCCGTGCTCTTTCAGTCGGATAAGCGCAACGGCAAGAAGAGATATACCAAATTCTACAAAGTCCAATTCACGGAACCCTCGGAGTCCGGCAACTCGAAGCAGGAGAGCATTCAGTTCGACACGCCGACGCTCACGGCAAAGGCGATCTACCGTATTTCCGACGGGCTGTCCTACGCCAAGGCTGACGAGGAGGCGGCGGGCTTTGCCGCAGAGACCGGAACAAAATGGTACGAGCAGGTCTGAGGGAGGGGCTTATGGAAACACCGATGCTGCATATTGCGGGCAGGGAGATCACGCCAAACCCTCCAAAGATGAAGGTCTGGCGCGAGTTCCTTGCCTTTTTTGATGCCGACAAGGAAGGATTGAGCCTTGAAGATTTTCTGGACGAGCACGTCCGTCTGATCGTCCTCGGATTCGGTCGGGAGGAAGTTACGAAGGAATCCGTGGAGGAGAATGTCGATGTTGCGGACATTGTGCCGCTCACTCGTGCACTCTTTCGTTGGATTCAGTCGCTGACGTTTTCCAAACTGGTGAACCTCCCAAACGGCGAGACGGGGAAAGAGGCGTAGTTCTTTCTCCGTACCAGAACTTACTGCGTTACTACGAGCGGCTGCAGTCCGCCTATGGGTGGACGATGTACGAGATTGATTCACATGAGATTACGTTTTTGCTCGATCAGCTTGTAGTGACCGCGCTTTGTGAGCAGCAGCAATCCGAGCGATTTATTGACGACGTGATGTAGGGAGGGAGATGGAGTGGCAAAGCGTGGACAGAAGATTGATGAACTCTATCTCGACATCGGTCTCAACATTGCACAGCTGCAGTTGGACTTTGACACGGCAGGAAAGACCGTCTCGGATTCCATCGCAAGGCTGAACAGCAAGGCAAACAACATCCATCTGAAACTGGATGCCGACCTCGCGAAACTCGATGGCGTGGGGACGGAACTGGACAAGATCAAGGTGCGCCATCAGGCGATCAACCGAGAACTCGACATTCAGAGGCAGAAGGAACAGATTCTTGCCGCTGTCCTCCAATCCGCAAAGAAAAACGATGGTGTGGACAGTGCATCCTATCGGCGTGCTGAAAGTAACCTGTTACGTCAGCAACGGACAGTCGCACAGACCGAAGCCGAGGTGCGGAAACTCAACACCCGCCTCAAGGAGAGTGCCGTTCTTTCAGGTACGCTTGGGGGACGTATCTCAGCGGGCATGACGGCGGCACAGGCGGGTGTCAAGAATCTCACGAGCGGATTCAATGTCCTCTCTGCAAAGATGGCCGCCGTTATGGCAGTCGCCGCAACAGGCGCAGGACTGTTCAACATCACCAAGGACGCGATGCTTGCGGGCGAGAACGTCTACAAGCTAACGCAGCGTCTCCACGTCTCGGCGGGTGAAGCCGCTGAACTGGGGCGTATGTTCCAACTTGCGGATACGGACATCAAGAGCGTCATTCCTCTGATTGCGCGTCTTGACAAGCAGGTATCTGTTGCAGGAGAGAGTGGGAATGACACCTCTCGCGCCCTCTCTCGTTTCGGGATTGCCCTCAAAGATCAACAGGGAAATCTCCTACCGCTCAACGAACAGCTCGCGCAGCTCGCCAAAGGGTACAAGACCGCAAGCGAAGCGGGCATGGAGGAAGCATATACCGCAGAAGTGCTCGGTGCGCGTG